ATTCTCTACCATCAGATGTATTGGTACCATTGGCTATACCAGCAGCAGTAGCGTCATTATCTACGTTATTTTCATCTGCTTTTGGTCTTCCAACACCATTTTCTTCTCCACCTTCAGAGGCGTCTTGTTTTATTTCAGTCTCTTCTTGAGATTCAAGATCCATATCATGTTTAGAAGTTTGAGTGTAAGTAACAAGATCTTTGTAGAAATCAAGTGATTTAATATACTCAACGATCGCCTTAGTATCTCTCATTGAAATACCTTCAGCAGACATGAGTTTAGGGAATAATGCAATATTACCGCTTGCGACTTCTTCTTTTAATAATTTAACATTATCTAAATGATTGAAGATGTCATCCCAAATTCTAATTTTCCAACGAAGCTTTAAACCTAATTTATGTTGCAAAATAAAGTTTATAACATTTTGGAATTGAATTGTTACGTAGTCTTGTTGAGAAGCAGCTAACTGCTTTGCAACGTTAACTTGCGCAACATTTGGTTTATTTGTAGTAATTGTTAAACCCGCATCACCACTACTAGTAATAAAATTATCAGTAGCAGTATTAAGAATATCTGAAGAATTAATATCAGAATTTAATTGTTGCAACTTAATATTCTTTGCTGGGAATAACCAACACTCAATATTAGTTGAAGTTGCCATGTTAAATTGATCCATCATTCCTCTGATTGTTTCAGGGTTGAATATACTTTCATCTTTACCTGCTCTTGGGTTAGGAACAGGCTCGATTTCTCCAGTTAACACAGAAGTTAATGGAGTGCTTGCGATCAATCCTGCTAATGTGCCATAATCTGTTAATTCTTGTAATTTTAACATAAGGCCCATTGTATCTGGAGCAACCCAAGGATTAGAGTTATCGCTACCAAAAGTATAACAAATATCAAATGGCATTCTTAGCCAGAAAAAATATTCTTTACCTCTAGTAACCTCTAAAATGGAAGTATATTTTTTGTCTTGATAACTGAATTCGTATTTTTTTGCTTCGTCACTATTAAATTCGTATTTAGTAGCACCCTCAGCTTTTTTAAAGACACCCTTAGTAAGCATGTCTTCCCAAGCAGCTTTAACAAATTCACCAAAGAAATCTGGAGAGTTTGCAAGGTTCATAAAATACATAAAATTAAAGGAAACAGTGTAACCTAATTCACCTCTACCAGTAATTTTAATCCAGTCTGTTGGAAGCTTTTGTAATGTACACCAATCAACTCTACGTTGTTGACCATCTCCAACAATTTTATTTCTTAAAAGATAGCTAGACTTTCCTTCTCTTTTAACTTCTAAAGCAATTGTTTTAAAAGTATTAGGAATGTTGAAAGTTTCTAACCATTCATCTGTAAGTCTATCTTCTACTTTAAATTCCTTACTATTATACTTTTCACCCTCGTCAATGTAATCTGGGATTTTAAAATAGTTATATTTAGGAATATCAGCAGATCTTCTTAAAATATTATAGTAAACTTGTTGAGAAGAACTATTTGCCCATGCTAAACTACGAAGCTGTACTTCATTATTGCTAGGATCTTCTAAAAATTTACTAATATTTGTTTTACTATACTTTTTAGCTTGTGTGTATAAATTTTTGATACGTTGGTTTTGTAGAAAAGGATTTAACTTGTTCCACTTATCAACCACAGAAGTAGATCCTGGAATATTAGACGCTAACATCAAATTACTATTCACTCGTTTCCATACGGCGGTTAAATCTTGTATAGCTTCTTGAGCTTTATTAGCCATATCTAAACGTTCTACATTCTTTTCATTTACCTCAACATCCTCAGCGGGGATACGTTTTGGTCTTCCAACTTTTTTCTCTTTATTTGCCATTAATTACTATCCTCCGTCTTGTCAGATTGTTTTTGTTTTTCACATGCCTCATCTACAAACTTGCGTAGTTCATTATCAAATTCAAGTAAACTATCTTTAGTTTGTTTTATTAATTGGGCATTGTTTCTGTAAAATTCTACAGCAATCAAATGTGCTACCTTACCAGCGATCCAACTATTAACCTCTTCATTTTCATGAGGTTCATGCTTTTTATCATAAACATCTACGAAAACTTTTGAATAACCAGCTTTTTTCACATATCTAATTACCTTTTTTTCATCTGTATCACCACTAACATCGGCAAAGAACATAACATTAGCGGATGAAACCCATAATAAGTCACCTTTTTGACTTAAACAATCACATAATTTGGAAAAAGATCCATCTGGATTGTCATAGTCTGCAATGATTTTACAACAAATCATACATTTTCTCCTTTTGCTTCCATTATATTACTAAATTGTAATATAGTTTGTTCGTTATTGTAAATAACTAAATAAAACCGACATTTGTGTAGGCTTTAATTAATTGTTTACCTGGGGACCAGATTTACTGGCCCCCATAACCTGTTATTTTGTAAATGGTGATTTTCCTTGGAAAGGAGATTTTCCTTTACCCAAACTTCCCCCAGATTTTGGACCTTTTCCTAAGAAAGGATTAGGTTTTTCTGAAGGTACACCAGTATTACTTTGATCTACACCTTTTTTAAAGAAACCAGAATAGTCTAACCCTTTTGGTTCTCCTAATTCGGCAGTCTCTTGTTCTTGTTTAATGGCCCAAGAAGCCATGGCCATGACGTAAGCACGGTCATCATGCACTTTTCTTGCCCATTCTGGTTGTAAACCATAACTAATTTTGCCGCTTTGTTTATTCTTTGATCTGACAACGAGACACATTTCTTCCACCATAAGCCTCATTTGAATTAAAGATTCTCTTTCAGCTTGACCAATTTTACGAGGCTCGTCTTGACCAGTCTCTTCATTGAATAAGTAAAGATAATCTTCTTTTGGATCTTCAGGTGCAAAAATTAAATCGCCCATTGGAGCTAATACTCTAACAGCATCAAACATTGCGGAACGATATTTATTTGGTTCAAGTAATGTTAAAACTCCTTTAACAGCATTAGGGTATTTTTCAGCCCATCGTACCATATCTGGAAAGTTTTCATCACATAAACCAGGATGCTTTTTACCTTCACTATCAATCCAGTCTTTACACAATTCTTGTGCAACAGCACTAGATTGACCACCAAGTCCAGCATCTAAAAATACTTTTACATTATCATACGCTGGAATGCGATCTCCGCCATTCCAATAATAAATTAATTCACGTAGTCTTTGTACTTGTTCATCAATAGTCATTGGTTTTTTAACACCATCACCATATAAATGAACAAGGTTTTCCATATGAACAAACTTACCTTTAACTCTACCATCATCTGTACGAATGATCTCAGTTACTAAAACTGGAGAATTATCGACACGAGAAGCAGGGTCATATGTAATAATGTATTTGTGTTTTTTACCTGCCCATTGCCTTGGAATAAAATTTTCTCTAAATTTAACAACATCTGAACGTGATAATACACAGTCTTCACTATCAAATCTATCGAAAATGTTATAATATTCACGATAACAAGATACAGGATTTTCTCTCATCTTTTTATCAATTGTTTCTTGAGTTAAAAGAGGAGCAGTAGGCTTACCATTCATAGTAGGATGTAATGGGGCCTCACAGTTTAGATCAGCAACGAAATAATCTTCGTTACCTATTAACATTTGCTTAAAAGCGTCTTTATACTTCGCATAGAATGGAGAGTTGGTATCTGTAGCAGATCCAACATACAACATTAAGTTTGGTACATCTTGTGGATATACTTCTGGATCATAGTTAGCACCAGTTTTAAAGTCAGAACTTTGAGTTGCGAATGGTTCAACAAGGTTGAATAATTCTTGTGGAATAATACCACTTTCATCAAAGCACAACATATTACTACGTTTACCAACAACGTTCTTTGCAGCACCAACGACTGCTAAAATGTTTGATCCATTAAGGAAAGTAACTGTATCGCCTTTCTTTTGGTCGTGGGTAAATCCATCTGAGTCTGCTTTTGATTTTGCAATTTCATCAAAAATAACAGTATTTTGTCTAATTAAAGATTTAATATTGTTCTTAATGATGTTTTCCATTGTACCAAACGATTCAGAAGATTGTCTACCGACCGCACCAATAATATTAATTTTAGATTTTGGATAAAGTATTGCACGCAATTGCATAATAATACCAACCAAAAAGCTCTTACCAGCATTTCTCGAACATACCCAGACCGCAGTTCTACGTGTCCAAGTGTTCGCAATTAACCACTTTTGATAATCCAAAAGAGGAATCTGCATTACTTTTTCAACGAATTGAATAGGATTCTTTCTTCCCCATTGAATGAGTTTGACATATTTATCCATCGCGTCTTGGTCACGGATAGTTAAATTATTATCCGTCATATTACCATAAACACTAATCATAAACTATCGTCCATCCCACATGCGGTATTCACGATCAATAAACTCACTAATATCTTGTTCGGAAATTCCTTTCTTTTCGTATTCAACTTTTAACTGTTCAATTAATTTTTGTTTTGTAATTAATGATTTAGCAATGCGTAATGCTTCTCTGAGCTCTCTCATTTTACTTTGAGCCTCGTGAACAATTGTATTTTGAGCAACAAGCATTTCAACATATTCCTGACCAGTGAGCTTAACTTGGTTAAGCATTGATTTGACAGAAATTTCGTTAATTTGCTTAATACTCTCGCTTGTCGCGATATCAAAGTAATTTGGAACGCCTGGATCATACATATGTTCTTCAATTGTATTCATAACGTCTGATAACATACCTTTACCATTGCTTCCAATAGCCCTACTATTTGAGAAACCGTTCT